ACAGCCTCGGTAGTAACCTTAACCGCTAATAGCTGTGAGTAGAAATCATCTCTCAGGGATCGAAGGAACTCCTCCAGGACCCTGAACTCCTCCAGCTGGTACAGCTCCTTGAGCGCCGGGAGCTTGCTGACTAGCTCCTCCAGGTTGTCCACTAGATACTCCTTGCGACGGCGGAAGTTGAGGAACTTTCGGCAGTAACCTCATTACGTCATCGTGGTTGAAATTCCTGAGAATTCCCTTGAACAAGGCATTATTTGCCAGGAGGGTTTGATTATAGAATTCTACGAGTTGAGGCGGGCAGTTGGGTGTAATTGCCGCCTGAATCATCTGTGCACTTCGTTCGTAGAATTGGGAAAGGGAATTAGAGAGAAGGATATCGTTCTGCCTCTCAAGTTCCCGGTTATTCGAGGCGCTAGCTGGACGAAGACGGAAGCCCAGGGATTCAGTCTTATACGCGGAGAGCGCTGCTTTAAGGCTATCTGCGCCATCCCCATATTTCCTCAGCTTAGGGCCAATCCCGAAATTCGCGTACATATTTACTAGCTTCTTCGCGATACGAATATGAGCGCTTCTCATATCTGACATGCGAAGATTATTCCTGTTATTCTGTTGCAGGAGCATCATGGAGGTTCCAGAGGCGGAGTAAATCCCGCGCTTGTTATTAACCATACCCCCACCTGTTCCTCCAATAGCAGGATCTACTCCAGCCCTCTCCTTCGCGCAAGCCATGATAAATTGATCAGCTTCACTAGAGTACCCTACATCAGCTCCAGTTTTAAGAACCTCTACCTCCCCATCCTTCGCAGGAATCATACATCCTGGGAAGACTTGGAGAATAGAAGAGAGCTTTGACTGAGGATCAACCCTTAGAAGCTGCATCATAGCCATGTTACGATTATTAGTACGCCAGTTAGAATTCTGACTCAGCTCCTTCTGATACGCTCGAAGCATCTGAGCGTAGCCGTACCCGAAATAACTTTCCTCATCGTAAGCTAACTTCACATCCTCTACTGGGAAATCATTCGACGGATAGAAGTTAAAGATAGCGTAGAGGATCTTTTTCGTCTTCTTATTGTACTTCGCCATCAAGGAGTAACTCTCATTCCCCTTTTGATACGTCAGGTAGCATTTGTATATATCATACTCAGCTGATCCCTTATACGTCGATGAGGTAGAAAGTCCAAGCTCATCTGCCGTAACAGATTGCATCTCATCATGCTCCGTGCGATCAGGAGTATTAAGTACATTTGCTACATCCTCAGTGGAGACGAAGGGATCTTTTCCTGGGAGATTCTTGAGATTCCAATAATCTAAAGTCTCAATGTGGAAAAAGAAATCTGCATTCCCAAGGCAAGAGGTTCTTGGATCAATTCCAAATTTATTCAGCGGAATTATCTCCGGATGCGGGCCATCCCTCCGAACAGTTTCCTTGAACTCATGCCGAACAGCATCCTTCTCGGAAGTTCCTCCTCCGATATAAACATACTCCTTCTGCACATCATATTCCCAAGGAAAGGAAACTGCTCCTGTTCCATATCGAATAGCACTGGAGTAAAAGGCATTCTCTGTCCGGTATAAATCTAGAGAGTCAGGATCATAAGATTCATCCATAAGAAAACGTTCCAAGGCACGCTTCATCTCCTCTCCCTCCATCGAGGGGTTATCCCCACTCAATGCTACTGGGAAGAGGGGATCGTATTGATAGATCCCTCCCATAACACGAGCAAGTAACTCATCGGAGAATGTTCCGATAAGCTGCACAACTAGGTTAGCCGCGCCGGGCCAAGGGAAATTCGCTTCCTTCTCTTTCGGAAGTCCCTTATAGAGCCTCACATACTCCGGTAAAGTATCAGAGCGAAAGGTCTCTAGTTTATCATCAATCGTCTTGACCCTCGTTCGAATAAAGGAGTATAAATCATCACACTCCTCCTTCGACCAAACATCTGATACTTTCTTCGGAGCTGGAAATGGCATCTCTTGTCCTTCTTACGCCGCTACAGGAAGTGCGTTAAGCGTGGCAACAACTGCATTTGCATACGCTGTGATAGTGGTAGTATTCACTGGGATATTGTTCGCAGTGGCATACTGTGTGAACGCCGGAGTAATAGCAGCTACAACCATTGCTAGCTTCTGTGCTCCAGAGCCATTCTGTGCTCCAGCCGCAATTGCAGCAATCTCCGCATTTGATGCTGCTGTTACCGTTGTGTTATACAAGGCTGCAATTCCTGGGAACATGATGTCTACAATCGGTTCCGCAGCAGCCGCTATCTTCGTAGCATCGGTAAAGAAAACCTTCAACCCATGCCCGATATGAGAAAGTACCGTCTCAAAAGATGCCATTTTTAAAACCTCACTTTGTTTCTCCAGCAACGCTAGTGGATTCTGTGGTTGTGATTGTAGCAGAAGCACTTTGAATAATCCCACTAAGCTGAGGATTCGCTGTGCTCGAAGGAAGAGAAGCTGCGAAGGATTTAAAATCACTCGCAAGCACTGAGAGAAAGCCGTAAATGGCTTTATACCATACACCTCCATAAGTAGAGGGATTTGGCAAGTTCTGCACAAGAGCACTATAGAGCATCAAAGCAAGATATACTTCAACGCCGGTTGTAAAAGTTGGACTCATCAGAAATGAAACCATCAATGCACTCCTCTCATAACAAGCTCTACGATAGTTGATAATAGCGTAGCTACGAGCAGCCATGTTATCTTTGCCAGGTTCCTATTGATCTTTTCCATCTGATCCTCCAGAAGGGAGAGACGTGTTGTCATAGGAGGGTTTGACTTTCCCTCCCCTATATACATATCCATGTAGAGCTTATCTACTCGCTCTTCCAGATTTGTCATTCCCTGGTATACCCCCTAGGACATTCTCCCTACGCCTCTTTTATAAATTGCAAGGCGTCGAGAGAGGAAATCCTCAACTTCATCTTCTGTAACAGTATCGAATTTCCAAAGATTCATTGAATGTCCGAATACATCTAGGAGGTCAATGAGCCCTTTCTTCTGTCCGTAGGCTTCAGCTTCTTCCCTGAAGTTATCAGAGGTGGTCGCATTGATCCAGACTTCATGTCGTTCTACTACGGGGACCGTAGCATCAATGCGTTCGAATTTAGCATTCGCTGCTTGGGAGCATTTGAGTTCTACGATTCGTAGATTCGTAAGCTCTGGACGGTTTCCTTTTTCTTGCTCGATGAAATAGCGTAAGTGGTACAGGAGAAACTTTTGAGCAGCAACTGCCTCTACATGGATCTCTGTAAGCTTCCATTTAAGAGCCATCTCGAAGATCTTAAATACAAACTGCTCAATAGGAACAGCCTCTGCCCAGGTATCAAGAATGTAGACACGACGTGGATCTCGCATAACTCCAGAAACCATTATTGCATGTCTACATCTCCCTTGTGCGAAGTTATCATGCTGGCCGCCGTGGTTAGGATCAACGACGAGATAACGCTCAAGGTACCGAGGGTATGTGTCGTTAATCACATCCCCTTCTACTACATGATGCCGAAGAACTGTTCTCTTCTGATGTACAGATGTATCAATCTCTGAGAGCAGCGGAGAAACCTTAGGATTCGCAAGAGCCCCTCCTACTTGCTCGAAGTGGAAGAATCTGAAATCTCCCATATTAAACTTCGCTTTTGAGGGATCAATTGGGAAGTTTAGGTACTGGCAGGAGAAGAAATAGGAGCCAAGGCTCTTTCTTCTTCGCATGAGGAGTTCTCTTGAGAATGCCTCTGGAAAGATAGGAGTCCCGATAGGGTGAAGAGAGCAGCATCCCCCAAGAGCGCTGTGTGTTGTAAATCCGAAATACTTTTCATTCTCTCGGATGTAAGAATTAAGGTCTTTGTGACTCCATCTATTTCCAACGACAATCTCGTCAAAATCTCCTCCTGTATGGATGTTAGCATCCATTGCTCCTGGGAGGAGCTGGTGGTATTCAATCGTACCCTTCATCACGGTATCAGAGTTGAGGGCCGCCATTCCGGGGAGATCGTCTTGAACTACTACATCGTAGTGCCGGCTCTGAAGCGCCGCCCCTACGCCAATGAAATCGAAGGTTCCTTCTCCG